AAGAACACCCCCGCCCAGACCACTCAAACGATGGTGGAGATGGGGCAGAAGATCTATACGGCGATATTCAAGCGCGTCTGGCGGTCGATGAAGGAGGAGTTTCAGAAACTCTACCATCTCAACAGCCTGTTCTTGCCCCTCGATCAGCCGGGACCGGGCGGTGCAACGCGTCTCGACTATATGGGCGGGAAGGAGCTGATCGCTCCCGCCGCCGACCCGAACGTGACCAGCGATTCTATGCGCTTGCAGATCGCCTTGACCCTCAAGCAGGCCGCCGCGGCGACTCCCGGCTACAACAGGGACGCAGTGGAGCGTATGTTCCTCAACGCGCTGCGTGTGCCTGATGTCCAGTCGATCTTTACAGGGACCGAAGGCCTGCCGCCGCCAAAAGATCCCAAGGTTGCGCTGCAGGAGATCAAGGAACAGGGCGCTACGCAACGTCTGCAGATGCAGATTCAGTACGACACGCAAGAACTCATTGCGAAGTTGCAGACGGAGCAGCAGCTCAACAACGCGAAGATCGTGCAGCTGCAGGCCCAAGCCGCCGAACACGCTGCTAATGCGCAGAGTGAAGAGGCCTACGCCCAGGTGGCGATGGTCAATGCGCAGATTGCGGCGGCGAAGCACGAAAATGAACGGATTACTTCCCACGTCAATGCCCTTTTAGAGGCTGCACGCATCCAATCTCAGCACATCGTGGGGATGAAACAGGCGAGTAAGGAAGGAACTGCGGCATGAGCGATCGCGCCCTGACGGAAGTTGAGTTCCAAGAGTGGTGGAGTCACCCCGGCACGAAAGCGCTGGTAGCGATCCTGCATAAAAAGCGGGAAGAGCTACGGCAGCTATGGGAAGGCGGCTCGTTCACCGACTATGACGCAACAAAAACAGCCCTGGTGAATGTAGGTAACCTAGGCACGTGCAAAGGATACGCCTTTGTAACGGACTTTTCCTACGAGCAGTATGTAGCGGAGATTGAAAATGAGTGAAAATACGAGCGGGCTGGAGCCGCGAGGGGTCGCGGTGTTAATTCAAACCTATGAGCCGGAGCGAAAAGGCGCTCTGATCGAGATTCCTGACTCCGTCCGGGGCAAGATGGACATGGTGGACAGCCGCGCGACGGTGATTGCAGTGGGACCGCAGGCTTGGTACGACGAAGGATCGCCGCGAGCGCGTGTTGGTGAGCGTGTCCTGGTGACGAAGTACGCTGGCTTCATGGCCAAAGGGCCGCGAGACGGCAAGATGTATCGCCTGGTCAATGACCGCGACATCTTCTGCGCAATCGTAGACGAAGGAGGCGAAAATGCCTGATCCTATCGCAATCGAAAGCGCAGCGCCGCCGGAAGTTCAGCGGAAAGCTGAGCAGATGGGCTGGATTCCTCCTTCCCGCTTCAAGGGCGAGCCGGAGCGTTTCGTCGATGCGGAGGAGTACCTCGCGCGTGGCGAACAAGTCCTCCCCATCGTCCGGGCGAACAATCAGAAACTGCAGCAGGAACTAAACGACCTGCGTGCTGAATCGACCAAGACCCGCGAGGCTTTGGAAAAAGCCAATCAGGCACTGGAAGAGATCAACGAGCGGCACTCTGTGGAAACGCAGAAGGCGGTCGAGCGGGCGCGGAACGATCTCAAAGCGCGGCTGAAGCAGGCCAGCGAAGAGGGCGATCATGAAGCGGTGGCGGAAATCACTGGACTGATGATCGACCTGAAGGCCGCCGCGGAAGCGCCGAAGCCTGCGGAAGAAAAGAAGAAGCCGGAGGCCGCCAAGACGGAGCCCTTCGTGCTTCCCGCCGACCTTAAAGAGTGGAACGCCGCCAACCCTTGGTTTGGCTCGGATCGCCGCCGCACCTCCCTTGCCCTCGGCATCGCCCAGGAAATGCGAGAGGCCGGCACCGATCTCACCGGCGTGGCCTTCTACGAGAAGATCCGCGAGGAAGTCGAAGCAACCTTCGGCGCGGCCCCCGCTGGTTCCAAGGTCGAAGGTGCACGGGCAAGTGGTGTCGCTGAAACCGGCGTTCGCGGGAGTGCGGGGAAGAAAGGTTACGCCTCACTTCCCGCCGACGCCAAGGCCGCCTGTGATGCCGACGCCAAGCAATTCGTAGGGGCAGGCAAACGCTTCAAGACCGCTGATGAATGGCGCGCCCGTTACGCTGAACTTTACTTCCAGGACAACTGATCATGGCACTCGCACCTTTGAACCCCGCAAATCGCTCCAGCGGAGCAGAACGCAAGCGCATTCCTATGAGTGTGCCTGTCCAGCGTCTGGCTGTTCCAGACATTCCCGGCTATCACCTTCACTGGTTTCTCAGTGACAAGGGCCGGGTGGAGCGCGCTTTGACGGGCGGATACGAGTTTGTTGAAGAAGGGGAGACTAGTGTTCCCGACGCCGGCCTGGGTGGTGTCTCCACCCGCACTGGCAATACGGACATGGGCACCCGAGTTACGGTGATTGGAAATTCCGAGGTAGGTCCTGACGGACAGCCCGCGCGGCTGATCCTGATGAAAATCAAGCAAGAGTGGTACGAGGAAGATCAGAAACTGGTGGAGCAACGCAACCAATCGGTTGTTGACTCCCTGCTTGGCGGCACGCAAGACACTGGCGGGAGCGATGGCTCCAATCGCTACGTGGATCGCAGCCGTACCAAGATCCCGGATTTTTTCAAACGCAAGGTGGGCTAACGCGCACCGACCCTAACTGACGGAGGTTTTCATGGCAAACACAAACCGTCCTGGTGGTTTCATCCCGCGACAGTACCTCAACGGTGCTCCGTGGAATGGACAGGCCCGGACTTACTCAATCGCAGCGGCCTATGGCACTGCACTCTACATCGGTGACCCGGTGATTTCCAGCGGCTCCGCGGACGCCAACGGTATCCCAGGCATCGCAATCGGAGCTGGCACTGGCGCCCTGCGTGGCGTCATTGTCGGCCTGGGCAAGACGCCCGGCGGGATGTTCAACCCTTCCAACCTCGACATCATCTACCGGCCGGCGAGCGATCCTGCAGTCTGGTACGCGATGGTAGTGGACGATCCGAACGTCTTGTTCGAGATCCAGGAAGAGTCCAACGGCACCGCACTGGCGGCCGCCGACATCGGCTTGAACACCATCTCGCTGGCCGGCTCCGGCAACGGCTTCACCAGTGGCTGGCAGGTGCGTTCGGCTACCGGCGCCACGCCCGCAACGACTGCAACCCTGCAGTTGAAACTGATGGGCCTGGTCCAGAAGACCGACAACGCGTTCGGTGCTTATGCCAAGCACCTGGTTCAGATCAACGTCCACGAACTCGGACACGGCACCGGCTCTGCTGGCGTCTAACAGGAGAACAACATGCCAGGTGGCGTAATCAACACAGGCTCGCACCCGAAACTGCTGTGGCCCGGAATCTTCACGATTTGGGGCCAGACCTACGACGAACACGCGGAGGAGTACACGGACCTCTACGACGTTCGTTCGTCCGACAAGGCGTATGAACAGGGCGTGCAAGTCACTCCGTTCAGCAATGCGGTCGTGAAGCCGCAAGGCCAGGGCATCACCTACGACGGTGAGACCCAAGGCGCCGTGACCACGTACACGCACATCGCGTATGCGCTGGGTTACATCGTGACGTTCGAAGAACTGCGCGACAACATGTACAAGGAAGTGGCGGCCCGGCGTGCCCGCGCCAACGCTTTCTCCATGCGGCAGACCACTGAGCTGGTGGCAGCGATTCCGTACAACACGGCCTTTGTCTCAACCAGCTTCGCAACCGCCGACGGCCAGCCGCTGTGCTCCACTGCCCACGTCAATGCGACGGGCGGAACCTACAGCAACGCCCTCTCCCCGGCGGCCGACCTGTCCGAAACGTCCCTGGAAGATCTCACGATCCAGATCATGGGCGCCACGAACGACACGGGCCAGCTGATCAACTTGATGCCGCAGTCGCTGCACGTCGCTCGCCAGGAGTGGTTCAACGCGAACCGCATCCTGGGTTCGGTGTTGCAGAACGACACTGCGAACAACGCAATCAATGTCCTCAAGGCGACGAATGCGTTCCCCAAGGGGATCAAGATGAACCACTACTTCACCTCCGCGCACCCGTGGTTCGTGCGTACCAACTGCCCGGAAGGCATGACCTTCTTCTGGCGCGACGAGCCGATGTTCGACCAGGACAACGACTTCGATACCAAGAATGCCAAGGCGGCCAGCTACATGCGCTTCAGCGTGGGCTGTACCGATCCCCGCGGCATCTACGGTAGCAACGGACCGTAATAGGTTCGAGTAGGTAGTGCGCGCGGATTACCACCATATAATCCGCGCGTACCTTCATTCAACTTCGGAGGGCAACATGCGTCCACAGTCAGTATCACTCAGTGCCGCGGGTTTCTCTCCGTGGCTGAATATCAATCGAATGCCGCAAGGAAACTTCGGCGTCGCCTTTGCAGGGGAGATCTCGAGTGGAGCCTCGCTCACCTGGGGGGTCCAGCACACTTACGATCAGCTCTACGAGCCAACAATCGAGTGGAGCGCTTCTCGCACTACGACCACAGGCACAATTACGCGCACAGCTCACAGCCTTTCCGTTGGCGACTGGGTGCAGATGGACGCCGCCGCGCCTTTTAATCAGGCGTACAGCGTAGCCAGTGTAGTCGATGCCAACACCTTCACGATCACCGTGGCGAACAGTGGAGTTACATCCGTCGCCAAGAGTTCTGCCAATCTTTGGACTGCGCGGGTAATTGACCACACGGTCACCGCCAAGACGACCAGTGCCGAAGGCAGCTACACCGTTCCTCCTACCGCAATTCGGCTGAACGTCTCGGCCTACACCAGCGGTAATGTCTCTCTCAGCGTCATCCAAGTGGGGTAATCATGACCGCAGTTGCAACAAAATTTCCTTCGGGCGTGGCCTTTGGACCGGGCACGACGACGGTGGAGGGGTCTTCGCGTTCCCTTACCAACGCTGATAACGGCAAGACGCTTGAATGCTCGGCAACGATTAGCTTGACTGTGCCGGCTGGTCTTGTTTCAGGTTTTACCTGCAATGTAATTCCAAGTGGCACAACGAGTATCGTTAGCGGCGGGGGCACTCTGCTCAACGGCGCTACGACTACTGTTACGCGAGCAGCTGCAACGGCAGCAAATGCCCGTTTTTCCCTCGTCTCGCGTGCGTCGGCCGCGGATAGCTATGTTGTGACAGGAGCTTAATATGACTTCATCTACCAATTTTCCAGGACCTGTTAAGGTTCAAGGACGCTATGTTCCTACGCTGAGTGCGGACGGGTCATCCCTGGTGGATGGGGGTGGGAATCCTGTCGATCTAAGCCGAAACACACTCGCCAGCGGCGGCGCAGTCAACCGGACGATCAAGAAGTTTGTCGATACCGTCGGCGTGACGGTGGCGAATAGTGGCACGGCAGCGACACATAGCATCGCTACTGGACCGTGGGGTGGGCCTGCCTACAAGATTGAAATGGGAACTGGCAACACGTACACCGAAGTGCAATTGACCGGGCGCAATATCGCTGCGTTCGGCGGGCATGTCGCGTGGCGCGTGTGGGTCGAGGACTACACCAAGTTTGGGCAGATCACGGCATATGCTGGGACAGGCAGCTATGCGCGGCTGTACCAGAATAATCACAGTTTGGGCGGGTCAAATACGAACCGGCACAACGGCGAGCATATCGTTGTTTGCGGACCAACCCGAGCAGCGCAAGCCGCCACTTTTGTTGCCGGTACGGACGGGCTATCTGATGTAAAGCTGCGCATCACAACTGCTGGCGCAAATGGCGGCGTGCTCTGGATTGAGTCTGTCATGCTTCCTGGCGTTGGACGGCCGACACACTTGCTCACCCACGACGATGCATCTGTCACATGGATGGCAAACGCTTTACCGGTGCTGGCGGCAAACAAACTGCGTGCGACATTCGGCGTCTACACAAGCGTTTTGAACACCAGCCCGTCGCTGTTTCTGACCAGTGCGCAAGTGGCAGAAATCGCAGCGGCAGGCCACCAGATCAGCAGCCACAACGTCAACAACTATCCGCTGGACAACGGGGTGGTCGTGGACGCCAACAAACAGACAGCAGCGGCCTACACCGCTGATTTTGTGACTGCCAGCGCAACGCTGTCAGGCATCGTAGGGCAGTCGTTCGATGCGTCCTATCACCCGTGGGTGCAGGGTTCGCATTCGCAAGCGGCGTTTGACACGATGGTGGCCGCAGGCTTGAAGCTGGCGCGGGGGACGGACAACGCTGCCGCGTACAACTTCCCCCAATGCGGCCTAGGCCATGGTGCGCTTGCGCTCAAGACGCAGGCGCTGCATTCGATGTCGCAGGCGCAGATTCTGGCCGCAGTGGAGGCTACGAAAACTTACGGCCTCACTACTACATGGATGGTCCACGAAATCAGCGAGGCTGGAGGCGTCGGCGTTGAAACTGCGCGGGCGAACTATGAGTATCTTGTCGGCCTGATTGGCGCCGATGTTGCTGCGGGCCGTGCCGTTCACAAAACCGCTGCCGAGCTTGCACGGGAAGTCTACGCGGAACGACTGGTGCCGGCGGCCTTGCTGGCCTGATTCCCATCCCCTGCCGGTCCACATGACAACCTCCCACTTGCCAGAAATCACCCCCGACTGATTACGTGGGATAGGAATATCGCATGACTACTCCTTCTAATAAGACCCCTATCTCCATTATTCAGGACGCCTACCTCGATTCAGGCTTGATTGGAGTAGGGCAGCAGGTCAACTCCGAGCAGATCGTCATGGGGATGAGGCGTCTCACCGACATGATTAACCTCTGGCAGACACAGGGATTGAAGCTGTGGCTGAATGTCGATACGCCCATTACGCTGG